TTGAAATTGCTAATATTGATTTCGCCTTAACTAATGGTTCAGTAGGTAACGAGACCGGTGATATCATATTTAGAACAGCTTTGAATGGTGCAGCCCCGGTTGAACATATGCGTCTAACCAGTGCAGGTGAATTACTAGTTGGTAAAACATCATTGCAAACCGCAGGTGCGGTACTTCAAGTTGCAAATTTAGACGGTGATGGGCAACTATATTTAGGCAATCCTGCCGGCACTGGTTATGTCTTAGGGCGTGATAATGTTTCAACAGGCGACTTTGTATTTGGTCAAGTTTCCAATGATGCTGATACAACCGTCACAGAAGCATTTAGAGTATTAACATCTGATCGTTCGTTAAGCGTCACTTCAGGAAAAATTAAATTTCCAGCAACACAATCAGCATCAAGTGATGCCAACACATTAGATGATTACGAAGAAGAAACCTTCACACCCGTAATTTATGGTCAAACGGTTGCTGGAACAAACACTTATTCTGTTCAAGCTGGATCATACACTAAAATCGGTAATCATGTAACTGCTCATATTGATGTGAACTTGGCTACATTGGATGGGGCCATGTCTGGTATTATTGCAATTAGTGGATTACCATTTAATGCTAAATCAGGTATTATCCAAAGTGGATCAGTTGGTTATTTCACCGGAATGGCTAGTTCGAAGGTTTGGTTAGGTTGTTATATAAACGCATCAACGGCTGATATTATTGTATCTAAAATAGATACTGGATCAACTGGATCAACTCAGTTATTGGACACTGATTTAACCGGAACTACTAGATTAATTCTAACAATCAGCTATCTAACATAATGGTAAATTCATGACAGACGTACAGCATTATATTGGTATAACAGTAAATGAAAAACTCAGCAATGAGAATAGAAAATTATTCTATCAGGTTGTCAAGAGAAATCTTTCGGATGGTGTATTAACTACATTGCAGTTACGAAAACCAGAAGATGGTTTGAAAAATGTGCAAATGGTTAGTGAGAAAAACGATGATAAAATCTGCTACAAAATTGTGTTGTCTCGTGATCTTACTGAACGTGAAATTCAACCAATCTTTGAACAATTAGCCGAAGAGCTCGATGCCGATATCAATTTTGAAATTGATGGTTCAGCTGAAGTGGTAACTGATTCGAATGGGTTTGATACAAGCTCATATTATGATCTATCTGATTATAAAAAGAAAACGGTTGCTGAGAAAGTTGCTAAATATATGCATCAACGCTGGATGCAAGAGCGGGTTGATCAAGGTTGGCGTTATGGTGTTGAACAAAATAATAGAGAAAAAACGCACCCAATGCTTCGAGGATGGGATGACCTTCCAGAAGCTTATAGACAAGTAGACGAGGATCTCCCAGGTGTTCTATTAGATGCCCTTGCAGATGAAGGCTATTATGTCTGTTCCGAAAGTGAATATTACAAAAAGTCATAATACTTTTACCATAGTGATTTAATAAGGTGTAAATATTAACATGACTTACACATGGATTAAACAACTATCTAGCCTTTCTAAGGCCAAAGATAAAGAAAAGTTACTTGAACAAGCTTGGAAAGCAGGAGAGCGAAAACTCTTTGAAGGGTTGCAATTGGGATTAAACCCCTATATGTTTTACCATTTTAACACTATTGCATTAATTACAGAAAAAGATGATGCTGACGATGGAATTAACTGGCAATCATTTAAGCGGTTCATTAATTTAATATCAAACAAAAGCCTAACCGGTGGAAAACTACAAGCACAAGTCACTGAGTGGGTAGATACCGCTGCGGTTGATATGTGGAATGAATTTTATCGTCGTATACTTCTTAAGAATTGGGAACAAACAATAACTATTACAACTTACAATCGCGCAATGAATCGTCTTTCTAAAAACGATATACAAGCTACAAAATTTATATGTCCAACTTTGGGATATCAAAAATTTCAAATTGGTGAAGCGGGACAATTTATTGGTGGAGAATATTTCGTAGATCCGTTTATCGACGGAAAACGACAACTAATTGTTGCGTTAAAGAATCAAAATATACTAAAAGTATGGGATAAGAAATATCTTGATATTGAAATCAATGGTGGAGCAGAATTCCTAAAACCCTTACCTATTGACATTGTGTTAGATACAATGTATGATGGCGAGACATGGTTTGTTATTGACGTCGCCCCAGTTGAGCAATTTAAAGATGGGTTCGTAAATCATTCATTAATGGAGAGACATGATGCTCTTTGTGGGCTACATGAATTATTGCTTGAATCGTTTGGTGGTAAAGTAAAAATATTAGCAAAGAAGAAGATTTCTCTTAATGAAAGCAACAAGTTACAAGAGGCTCTTACTGATTTGGAAGATCAGGGGTTTAGCTACGCGGTTGTGAAAGAATCGCGTTCTTTGTACAAATTTGGAAAAAATAATCACTGGGTTAAAGTTAAGACTTGACAACACAATAAAATCGTTATACACTATTGTTTGAAAGGATAAAACCATGCCTAAACGTTCATTAATTTTGTCTCTAAACCAAATTGCAACAATCGTGAGTGACCATTATCAAACAAATGATCCGAATACCAATGGCCCGTTTACTTTTTCTATGAATAGAATGGGGCGAGATTCACCCAATTATGCTTTGCATTTTGAAGGTGACGATGTCGTCGACAACCAAGATGAATGGCGATCCGTCATGTTGAAACGGAACTTGCAGGGTCTTAAATTTCTTGGACTAGGTGTTCTATTTATTGGTGGAGTAATGAGTCTTTTGTTTTTGCTTCTTCTAGTACAAGCAAAATATCCTGAATATTTTACCTGGTTCGGCGGTTAAGATGACTAAACAAAATCCCCGGGAAAAACGGCGTGTTGAATTGTCATTAACTGATGCACCCGTTGAAGTCCAGAAAGCGTTGTATTCTTTGGATGGGATCCAACATGGTTTGACAGTACAACATATCATGAACGCAATCGAACTTATCAAAGCTGAATGCGGTGATGATGCGTTAATTTCTTTGGAGTATGAAAGCGATTGGGGGTCAAACCAGTTCCTCTCATGGTACCAACTCGAGACCGATGAAGAGGTTGAGAAGAGAATTGCGAAAGCGGAGAAAGCTAAGAAAACTGCCGCCGAGACTCGAAAGAAAAAGAAGCTCGAGGCAATAAAAAAAGAGAAAGAAGAACTTCAACGGTTGCTTCTTAAATATCCCAAAGAAACCAATAAACGCTAAGAGTTGACATCATTTTGTTATGTGTTATAATAGTGACACAACAACAGTAAGAGAGATCACCAATGGCTAAGAAAGAATACGCAACTGCAACCGATCGGGCCTACTTTAATAAACGGGTCATGCCCAAATCTTCGACTGGGTTGATGGAGAAGATAATCAAGTCTGGTGAGAAAGTGCTCGATAAAGCCGGCGCTGAAGGTTATGCACGGTGGAGCACGTTTGATAAATTTCAAGAACAATTTGATGGTTGTTGGGATTATAATAATTCAGATTTTCTTCATTGGTGGCTTGACCAAGCGATCCGGGAAGTCGACTTTTGGGTCTTCAATATGATGATGCAAACCCTTGGTCGAAATGAACGCAAGTCTGAAGGAAAATCCGAAGAAGTTTGTAAGCAATTTAGAAAATTATGGGAGTAAAGGTTATGGTTAAATTTCAAAGTTTGGTTACTACTGCACTGATGTTCATGTTTCTAATGGGTATTGGCACAATGCTTGGTGGATGTGATGTTAACACGTCAAGCGATATTGATATTGATACTAACGATTTTGTTTATGTAAAGGACGGAAGAACTGGTATTTGTTATAGTATTATTGCCAGTCGAAGGACTGCATCATTTAGTACATCAGGACTTGGTGTTACTGCTGTTCCATGTGATAAAGTAGTCAAATTTCTTATTCGATGATATTTGCAATACCACAGTCAATACAAAAACTTTTTCTTTTTATCTTCGATAACCAATTGTTCTGGTACACGAAGAATGAAGTTCCAAAAAGAGAAAAAGCGGTAGACAATGTTAAGGGAATGATTGAAGTTGAAGTTGGCTATGATAGCGATCTGATTATGTTCCATATGTTGTACGATTGGCGGGATGATGTCCGCCAATGGTTGCGAGATAATTGTCAATATCGTTATGTCCTTGGGCATTTTAGTTATAATGGTCCATCAATATATTTTGAATCTCAAGAAGAAGCAGTGGAGTTTAAATTAACATGGGTAACATAGAAACAAAAACAATTAATGGTAAAGAGTATTATGCGGTTGCCTTAAAGCCAGGGTCAACTATCATGCAATTGATTTTTACCGCCTCGGTTGCAGTCGATGATGATAATGAAATCTCCGGAGATTTCATTCATGAAACCAAGCATGGTATTCTTGATATGGAAGTAAAAGAAGCTAAGAACCCAAGCGCCGGAGATTATCCAAAATATCGCTTAGAGGATCCTGAAATTATCGAATGGCTTAATGATCCTGAAAATGGTTCAAGTGAAGTTTTTATGGATTTGAATAATTTGTATTTTCCTGAACAATCGGATGCCATTGCGTTTAAGCTTCAATTCGGCGGAGATTATTAATAACATGGAATGCCGAAGAGAAATTGATCTAGAAAAGGAAGGCTTTGGTGATATTAAGATTTTGCATCCTGCTGAAATTGCAAGAGGGGTGACGCTTAAATGGAATCCTGAATTCAAAGTCGTTGTTCCCGGTTTAAGCTGGACAAACGGTGGTCATGAATGGCTTGTTGAAAATGCACGGGGATTATGGAGAGATCGAATCTTCCAACCGCAATGGTTAGTTGGTTTTGAATTAGAAGATGATGCAATTTGGTTCAAAATGGTATGGGGATAAAATGTTTATTGATCGTCTTATGAACCATTTACGTAGTTTTAAACGTTTTTTATTTAAAGAATCATTTGAAGTTATGATCTATGATTTCTTTAATGAAGAAAAGAATCACTGGAACTTTGATTATTTTGATGCCAAAAAATGGTTATTTTGTAATGACATTAACAATTACACTATATCTGAATATGAAAATGGACGAAGCGGCTTCATATATAAATATACTTTCGACAATATAGATGATGCAATTTTGTTCAAAATAATGTGGGGATAAAATGGAACAATATCATCATGTCGTCCACGTTGAGTTTGATAGGAATAAATTTTCCCAAGCAAAACAATGGTGCAATACCAATCTTGGTAAAGAAGGGAATGTTGATAAACCTAGGAAATGGCGTGGTAAAGCCGAATTCTGCGATTGTAATTTTTATTTTCGCAACGAAGAAGATGCAAGTTTATTTAAAATGATGTGGGGTTAAGAAGATGAAACTTCATCAACTTAATACGGGATTGTTATATTACAGAAATCCACGCTATATACATCTAGAATATGCTCATGGTTCTTTTGATTTTGATACAGGAAGCAATTTATGTCAGGAAATTATTAATTGGTGCAAAGAAAATTGTTCCGGTGATTTTAATTTATGGGATTCATCGGCATCTTACGCTGCTATGGGCGTACAAGATGTAACTGTTTTCGCATTTGCTAATAAGGAAGATTCAATATTATTTAAGATACAATGGGAATCAAATGACGATTAAAGAAGAAGACTTTCATATATACGAATGTAACCACGATAATGGAGAAGAAACACTAAAGAAAATCCGTTGGATTACCGGAACTGGGTACAGGGTTGATCTCGCTAACGCTGATCGAGAGTTTCATTTTCATATTCAATTTAAGGATTGGTGTTTAGAAAACTGTACAAACAAAGTTGTATTCTACAATTTTGATTCTTACGGTAATATTAAAATTGTAGTATTTTTCTATTCCAAAGAGGATGCAGTTTTGGCTAAACTAACTTGGGAGGATAATCAATGATCTCCTTAGATGATTTTAGAATTTATGAGGTAGGCGAGAATTCTAGTATAGACCCCGTTATTAAACAAGTTCGATGGTTTAGTGGTATAAAATACGAAGTCGTTTTATATCGAGGAAAGCCTGAGGAATTCAAAGAATATGCCCATTTTAGAGATTGGTGTTTAGAGAATTGTTCTAATAAAGTAGCATTTGTTGAACATGATATATGGCATAATGAAACTAAAATAACAGTTTATTTTTATTCAGAAGAAGACGCTGCTCTAGCTAAATTGACTTGGGTTTAATATGCCCATAGCCAGCCCAGATGAATATTTTAAATGCTCAATTTTCACTGAAATAGATGATTATAGAAGATCCGACTCACTTTTTGGTTGTCATGTTTATGTATGGTGTATTGACAATTTAACCGGATTGTGGTATATTAATGATTGGAGAAGAGGAAAGCCGCTCATCTTCTTTGAGCTCAAAGAAGATTATATTTTGTTCAAATTAACGTGGTAATTAAATTGGGATTTAATGATGGAAATTACAGCTTATAATGTCGATGAATTTATAAAGTATTTTCAAGACGACGAATCTAGATCAGAAGTGCAGAAACGTCTTGAATCCTATGGTTTTGAAATTAATACCGTTTTGACTTGGGATGAAGAACAACACGGCGTAAGTGAATGGTTTTCGGAAAATCGACACACAATGAAGGGTCGAATAATCTGGTCATATTCTCGACAGGCTGAATTTGAATGTTACGAAGATGCATTAAGTTTCAAGTTGCGTTGGGAAGGAAACAATTAATGGAATATTCCAGGGGAAATTATTTTGTTATTAAACCATTGGTTGATCCCACAAAACATTATGATTATGGGCATATTGTTTCCATAAATATGTTTCCTGAAAATTGCCCAGTTGAAGAATTGGGGAAATATTCTCAACATGGCATTGACGAATGGCAACGATGCGTTACAAAAATAAAACGAGAATCGACCATTCATCGCCCCACAGTAATCGATGGTATTGAATACACAAATTACGATTATCATACTACCCTAAAGCCAGAAGTCATTGCGTGGCTTAATGACTATGTTCCTGATAGTACAGACAGACGTCGCAAAGACATGCCAAAGGGTTGGATGATTTATCACCCAGACCACACAATAGAAACGACTTCAGTTAATGTGTTTTTCCTACGGAGAGTCGATGCATTAGCTTTTATTATAGCATGGGGATAAAATGACACGTTATATTTCCATCAGAGCCATTTGTGGAGATCGACGTAAGCGATTACCAATGGATTATGGTTATATTTCTGTTGTTATTTATAACCCCAATCTTAATAGAAATATTACCAATATACAGAATTGGATTATAGAAAACATAGAAGGTAGTTGGACTTTCTGGGAATTCGGTGATAATCATTCCGGGGGCCGAACATATGCATTTTTGTTGGCTGAGGAAGCTACATTATTTAAGTTGATATGGGCCAATGACTAAGTGTGCGTTTGTTTTAGGACGGAAATGGTTTAAAAATTGGGAACATTTTGATTATCATTTTTCTCCTATTGATGAATTTACAAGAGAAGATGAAGATATATTATATGATTGGTGTTTGTATAATTTAATAGATATTGGAGGATGGTAGGTTTTATGGGACGGAGTAGTAATACAACAGAAGGAAGATGCTCTATTGTTCCAGATGGCATGGGCGGGATGAAATGGGTATTTGAGTTATATCATGATTGCGTATCTGCAAGCGATTGGTGTCGTGAACAATTTCGTATTTCATATTTGGGAGAATGGTCAACATATCAATGCCATAGAGTCGACCCTAGTGATAATTATCTTATTAAACATGGTCGTTCTTTTGTTTTTACCAAAGAAGAAGATGCGGCATTATTCAAGATGAGCTTTGACGATGTCTAGGTTTATACGTATTCAAAGGTTGACGACACCGCGATGATGTTATACAATAGCAAAATAAGGAGAACGTGGTGATTTGCATTTTTACACATACCGTTTATGGTTTTAGCGGAAATGAGCTTCCTCCGCGACCTGAAACCGTTACTTCGTATATTGAGCGATCATCAAATGGTGAAACAATTGACGTGTTCCGGAACCGTATGCAATTTGCAGGTATAGAACTACGTGAAATCATTAAGAACAAACCAGTTCGCCCGTATAGCGAAAAAGATAGCGTGGATTGGAAAATACTTGAAGAACACCCAGTTGATGAACTTTTCGAAACTCTTAAATAGATGAAGGAGATCGTTATGAATAAAACAACCAAAAAGAACGATAAAGTAAAAAAGATTGTTGGTTTTCAGCCATCAAATAAGGAAATTGAGGATGACGGTTTCATCACCGTATTCGTCTCAATGCCAAAAGAAAAAAATGACAAAGACTGATTTCGATATTATTGATAGCTTTGATGGTGATTTCCAGTGGTTATCTAGTTTCTGGATGCTCCGGGATAACTTTCAGGTAACACTAGACGATGAATCTCCGGCCGTTTATGCGTCAGTTGAACATGCATACCAAGCCGCCAAATTTGTCGATCTAGACATCAGAAAACGATTCCGCCAAAGCAGTTTAACTTCTGGTCAGGCGAAAAGATTAGGTGGAAAGAATGCACCTGCACCTATTCGAAAAGACTGGGAACAGATCAAGTTTCGCGTCATGAAGAGTTTGGTTGAACAGAAATTTAAAGATCCCTTTCTGGAGGAATTACTCAAGATGACTGGTGATGTTCCAATCATCGAGGGGAATAAATGGCACGATAATTTTTGGGGAGATTGTTCCTGTGATGCTTGTGACGGCAAGCTTGGAGCAAATCATTTGGGTGTCATACTTATGGAGGTTAGAAACCAATGTTCTTAGAAGTTAATTCAGAAGAAAACCCACCGAAATATCGATGTGACATCGAGGATCCTGAGGGATATAAATATTCTCTTGAATTTAGGACCAGCAGCGATGAGTTCTGTACATGCGGACCCGACGGTGATTGCAGGTTTACATGTGAGCCATACGGGTTTAAACCCATGCCTGAAGAAGATTTTGCTCAGGAAGTTTTGAAAATTCTTATGGAGCACAATGATAAGATAAAGCTCGGAGATATACCATTCCGGATCAACCATGAAGAATGCGTTATTCGGTTTTATACCAATGATAGTGAACTCGCTGTTTGGTTTAAAATGACATGGGATCATTCCCGACTAAAAGATAAGTATGAAAAATTCTAAAGGTTGACTCCTCCTATACCTATGTTATAATAATGACATAAACAAACAGGAGAACAACATGCTTCATATCCGTGAAATTGCCAAACTGTTAAGCATCGATTTGGAAACAGCCAAAAAAGTTATGGCTCATATGTCTTGCGATTTCAGTGAATGCATGACGGAAGAATTTAATCGTAGTGCGCGTTATGCATATGAAACATTAACAAGGAACTAAGGAGAGATCGAAATGGTTTATGCAGCATTGAAGAAACTTGGCCGCCGCCGTGCCGGTACTTGGGGTCGCCCCCGGAAACATTACCAGAAGCGCCAGTCGACCAAGGCCATTCGTCGACTTAATATTTGCGTTTAGTCTTTACGTTAAAAGAAAAGTTTGACACTTATCCAATATATGTTATAATAATGACATAAGCAAACAAACATAGATCGGAGTTAGACATGGCTGAAGTTGATAAGATCAAAGTAAAGATTTTTAACCTCCTCAACAAAACAGTTGGTGCTGGTTGCACTGAGTCTGAAGCAATGAACGCCGCGATGCTGGCCGGCAAGCTTATGGACCAATACAGTTTGACAATGAGTGATATCCAGATCCGGGACGAGAAATGCGTCCAGGACTCGGTGCTGTCCCCGACAATGACGCGAGACGGTATTGACAATTGCATGGTGTCGCTGGCGCGGTATTGTGATGTTAAGATTTGGTTTAGCAAGGGTCAACGCTATAAGGAATATGTCGGTAGTAACCGCAATGGTCGACCCAAGTACAAATGGACTGATATCAGTTCTTCCAAATACGGTATATTTGGTCTCGAACAGGATGTGGCACTGTTTAAGTATCTGTACAAGGTTATCCTGACCAGTGCAGATAATTCTTGCAGTGATTTCAAGAAAACAGATGATTATTTGCTCGCTGAAACGCATTACGGCGGACAGCGGGGCGGGAAATTGTCAGCTTACAAGAGTTTCCGCAATGGGTTTGCTGCTGGTGTTTCGTGGAAGCTGAACGATATGAAGGATGCCCGTGAACAAGAAGTTCGTGAAATGCGGCGGACTGGTACTGACCTCGTTGTTGTGAAGATGGAAACAGTTGAAGCTGAATTTGAAAAGATTGGTATGAGGTTGGTCAAGAACTACAGTAATAGGCACGGCGGAGGTGATTACAATGCCGGTGCAGCCGGACGGGCTGCTGGTAGGAAGGTGAATTTGAATCGCGGTGTTGGTGCTGGAGAAGGAAGGGGAATGATTGCATGAGTGTAGTTGGGATAGTGGGAGGTGCAGGTGGTCCCTCTCGGAAGAAAAGAAAAAAGAAAGCAAAAGAATTATTTTCATTCTTTGATAGCGGCGAAAAAATATTCAAAGAGGCAGGGCTCGTTTATCCCGAAATCCATAAACTCCCACCTGATGAAATGATCCATTACCCATTACCGGAACCATTTCTTATTGAACTCAAATCAAAATACAAACCTGAGTTTGATTCAGCGGCAAAGTATATTGGTACTATCGGATTGCTGGATCAAATATCAATTAAAATAACCCGTGACCATGGCCGGCGGGATCACGTGTTCAAAAAATTCCGACTTAAAATTCCCGGAGAGAGGCCTGTATACATTTCCGGAGAATACTGCTACCAAATAGAATTCCATAGCGTAACGGAAGATGCTGTTCCTGTTCTTAAAAAATTAGTTAAGACCAAAGTCAATATTACATCATTCAATGATTGTATGGGTGAAAAGCTTGAAGTCGGTGACATTGTTCTACATCGAGTCCCAAAAGCTTTGGTTTTCGGGCGTATCGAAAAATTCACAAAAACCGGAACAGTATTTGTTGAAGTGTTTTGGGTATCAGACGATGATGCTTATCCAAGGTATCTTAATAAAGTTAAGAAATGTCAACAAAAAGACTTAATTAAAATTGATGACGATCTTAAAAACCGACTTATCATGCTGAAGTTATCTTCATAGTCAGCAAAAAAGGTGCTTAGTTAAACCAAACACCCTTGCCGCTATACTTAATATTTAGAAATTAATTACTTAATTTCCCTAACCATATTTGTACGCTTGTCTTCTGGTAATGGGATGAGACCTTTATCAGTCAAATATCCTTCATCTCCAGACGCGCTATCACTTACAAACATATCAACATATTCCTGTATTCCTGGAATTTTACCAATATGACTCGTCTTAACATAAAAGAAAAGTGGTCTTGATAAAGGATAATCACCTGAGGAGATGTTTTCAAATGTTGGTTTATTTTCATTGATGACTGTGCCTTTAACGACATCTCCATTGTTATCAAGGAAACTAAAACCAAAAATACCTAGTGCTGAATGATTAGCAACCAATTTTTGTACGATAAGGTTATCATTTTCGCCAGCTTCAATAAACATACCATCTTCTCTTAAACTGTGAGCAATGGTTTTGAACTTTTTCTTATCTGTTTTGCGTAAGTCTTTCAGGAACGGTATCTGCTTGGCTCCACCTTCCATAGCAAGCTCAACAAACGCGTCGCGCGTGCCAGATGTTGGTGGAGGACCAAGGACTTCAATCTTTACTGCTGGTAAATCAGAACGAATATCTTTCCAGGTTACGTTTGGGTTTTCAATAAGCTTCCCATTCTCATCAGGAATGTATTTTGCCAGTGCAAGAAATACGTCCTTCAAGGAGAGGTTGAATTGGTATGCGTCCCTTGCGTTGGCGATAACAATCCCATCAAATCCAATCTCAACTTCTTGGATATTTTTAACACCGTTTTTGGCACATAATTCAATTTCAGATTTCTTAATTGCGCGGGAGGCGTTGGTAAAATCTGGATGTTCTGTTCCGTTGCCAGCACAAAATAGTTTAAATCCACCACCTGATCCAGTTGATTCTACGACCGGGGTCTTAAAATTGGTAGTCTTACCAAAACGTTCTGCTACTGTTGTTGAAAAAGGATAAACCGTTGATGATCCAACAATCTTAATTTGGTCTCTTGCTTGTACTACACCCGTCATTCCTACAGATGCTAATAGTATTAGTGTTGTCAATAATACTTTCTTCATTTTTTCTATCTCCATTAAAAACTAAGGGCATATTCCCTCAAAATTATTTATTAAGCATTTTTATACTATAACGTTATTTTTGCTTAAAATATATTCAAAAAGAGCTGATAAACAAAATCTTAATAGCCGTGTAACATTACTGTAACCCAATTGTAATATTTCATTGGTTTCAAAACTTGACAATGACCATAGTTGTGTTATAATAAAACTATAGAAGGAAACAGATATGAAAACGCAAAATTACGAAACAATCAAAACCGCCATTAGATACTGGCTATTGGGGCGTGGATATACGGTTGCTTATACCAGCATGGAATATGCGAAGCATTACCATAATGGTTTTCGTAAGGACGGTGTAACGCCGGAATTTCAGCACCAAATTAGTCAGATGAACTTCGCTCGGACATTGGACAAGATTCTAATGCATCCAGAAGAAACATATGCAACGATCGCGATGCACGATCTCGTCGAAGATACATCTGTTACACTCGTCGATGTCGAACATATGTTGGTCAACGATGCGAGGGCAACCGATAAACAAGTTGCCCGGATACTTCGGGGAGTAGAACTCATGACCAACCAGGTTGATGGTGTAAAGAAAGAGTTGGTGGGTTATTATCTGGAAATGATCGAAGACCCCATTGCAAGCATCGCCAAAGGATGCGATCGTATGCATAATCACCAAAGTATGGGTGGTGTGTTTAGTATCAAGAAACAAGAATCATATATTCAGGAGACTGATGATCACATTCTTCCAATGCTAAAATCTGCTAGGAAACGGTGGGTTGAACAAGAACCCGCATATGAAAACATCAAACATGTTCTACTTACGCAAATGGAACTGGTAACGCAGATTATCGAAGCAAGTACCAGCGGCGAAGCCTGCTAACGGTTGACATTAGGTCGTTTCGTGTTATAATTATGACATAAGCAAACAACAGGAGATCGGATATGACCACATTTTATGCTAGGGAATTGCTAGGGACGATTGAAACCGCAAATAGCGGACTCGATTTGATCCGTTCCATTTATGCAATTGTTTATCACAACAACGACGATGAACAAAAAGTTCTCCTGGGTTCACTGGCTAAAGGAACTCGAATTCTGCGCCAGGTACATATGAGTCTTTGCAAATCGATCGGCGTTCCGGGTGGATTGGAATACGAAGATGCAAAGGTCGAAACCCTTCCTGATAATCTTAAAGTTGTTCTTGAAACGATGGATCTGGTTCAAGCTAGTATTTTTGCAGCGGCGAAGAATCCATTCTTGCACGATATGCGGAAGATGCGACAAGAAGCTGCGATGGAGCAGATCTATAGTGCGGTGCTTTTGCTCGAAGGATTGATCGAAGTTATTGAACGCCCAAGGAGATAAAAAATGTTTGCGGATCAAATTAGTGCTTTCGAATTATACTTGGGGTCAGTGTTTTTTGTTTTCATCCTAACCATTGGGTCTTTTATATTGGTCAGGATTAAAGAAAATTCGGTATACTGGTTTGTAGCAATTGCGCCTGGTTTTTTTCTCTTTTTCTTCTCCCTTGTTGTTACCGAAGGTCAACATATGTCTCGATGCCAGGCCGAAATTGCCACTATATCATGGTCGAATAAAGGACAGCCAGTTAGTTTTGAAGTCGAAGTGGATGGATGCCGATGGCGTTCAAGGGATGATATATTTGGTCCTTTTGGTGATGAATTAACAGTTAAGCCAGATGGATTCTATAAATCGCGTTTCTAGTAAAGGTTGACATCTCCCGTATTCATGTTAAAATAAAGTATGAACAACAAAAGGGTCGAACAAATGGATTACGCCGAACGCTTACGTTTAGCCGTTTTAGTTATCACCCGTGCCAATGCACAAACGGATTGGGAGAATCCTATTAGCGTTTTTAAACAATCGAAACGCATGCCGCGCCTTGCACGAAATGTTAATCGGTATGAACATAACGCTGGCATTTCTATCTCGCATTTAACATTTTCAATTGATGAAATGCAGTTAGTTAATGACGCAGAGGTGCGCGTATAATGGTTACGGATTTTCAGAAATCAAAAGTTTATACTTGGGAAAACAAAGTCGTTGGTGATTGGGATAATTCACCGATGATGGGTGTCAAAGAGATCGAAGAGTTGGTGGCATTTGTTTGGTCTGGGGAAGGTCTAAATCATCCTCCCAAGGTCGTCGAACCGCGCAGTAATAAAGGGTGCGCGACCGGTGGGCGATTTGAGGTGCAGTTTCCAAAACATATGCGCCGGCGTTGGATTGTACTACATGAGCTTTCCCACTCAATTAACAGGCTCGGCGGCGATGAAATTTGCGATGGCCATGGCCCTAGGTTTGTAAAAATATATAAGGAACTGTTGGTCAAGTACCTTTATATGAACCCTTTGGTTTTGAACTATACGCTCAACGAGGCAAGGATTAAGGTCGCATGATTACTCAATTTAATGTTTCTCGCACAGACCGTAATGGAATGGCAATCAACAAATGGATCTGCGAAAATTTTCGTGGACAATTCAGTGTGACATACAACAAATGGGACTGGGTGGGCAGAAAAGTGTTTTATACTCGCTATACGTTGAAAAACGTTTCTGTGGATTTGCTCGATGAATTGAAGAACACGTTTCCGTCCGTTGAGTTCGAATAAAAGATTAATGTAGAGTGGTGAGATGCAGTTTTATATCATTAAAGAAGAGCAACAAAAAATTAAAAAGCATTATGATTATGACTCTTGTCCGCATTACATTGACTTGTGGGATGAATACTGCTTCCACGGGAACGGCAGGTCGTTACTAGACGGTAAGATGAAAGAGATTGAGCTAGAAATGATCCAATGGTGTAAAGAAAACACTGTGGGTAAAATGTATGCTGATGGTGAGATGGAATTTGGTTTTGAACTACACGAAGATTTTGTAATGTTCAAGTTAGTTTGGTCTAAAGGTGAAGAATGACTTACTCTGTTCCGATAGAAATATTCGAGTTTGATCATTATGAGAAGAAATTTGAGGATCGTCGAAATAATCTTTATATTTTAGAACTTTATAATGATATCGAAGAGTGGCTTGAAAAAAATCTTTCGAACAGGTTTGATATCGATTGTGAAGACGCTTATCAAGAGAACGCAAGCTTTATGCATATTCTGTTTGAAACTGATTATGACGCTATGCTATTTAGAATGAATTGGTGCAAGGATCCGATACCATACCAACCAAATATGTATCAGGTCGTATTGGATTACACGTTGGATGTTGATAAAAAAATACAAATACAAAAGTGGCTCTTAGAACAAGTTGGCGAAAATAGATTAACGTGGAGATATGATTGGGCGACACGGCATGGCGGCTATTTGTTTTTTCGTGAATCCGATGCTGCATTATTTAAAATGGTGTGGGGATGAAATATCAATTCACATTGTTAAAAAATCCCATAAGTATTCAAAAACAAATCGATGAATGGGTTAATAGTACATATCCAGAAATGGTTAATAATTGGGGATTCGTATATAGTATGGACTTGAGCTGGACCTATGAATTTAGGGAAGCAACTATCGAATTTATAGTTGATTTCAAGCTAAATTTTCCCGAAATTAATATTACGGGGGTCGAAATTGAAGTGTCATATTAATATACCAGCAGAGCCACAGTATGAAGTATTAGAATTATGTTTTTGGTTAACTGAAAATTATTCAGGAGAATGGTTCTATTCCGGTATGACTAAACTTAATGACGATTTTGATGGGCTTGGTTCTAAATTTAATTTTAAGTACACGCTTACTGATATTGATGGTGAAATTTTAACACAGTTGAAATTAACATTTCCATTGGTTGAGATAGTTCAGGAATAATATGGGTATATAAATGTATTATTTTGATATAGAGGAAAGTTTTTCATCGCAAGATGAACAAGTTTGTCGTTGGATGCTTGAGAATTTTAAAAAACATTCTTGGGAATTTTCATTCTATGAAGAAAATCGAGCAAGTACATTTAACGATTATAAAACGATCTATTATCGATACAAACTGCGCGATGTGCCATATGAAGACATTGTGAAATTGAAATTGGTATTTCCTTTTCTTGATATAAGAACAATGGACACTTAAATGGACTGGAGTTTTATAATACCTTTTAGTTGTATATATCGCTCGGAACTAAATTATTGGCTTAGAAGCAATATTGGTCCGTTTTCGGTTGTCTTTAATGAACAGCGTTGGACATACACGAACAAATCAATCAATAAAGAATATCATTTACAATATTTTCTATTCGATTTGTTAGAAGATGAAATTGTCCAACTAAAACTAACCTTTCCAGAACTGATATTACAAAAGCATCGCCGAAGTAGCACTTGACATGGATTGGCGGGGACATAAAGCCCCCGCCTTCCAATGTTTTTAACCTTTTCGAGTGTTGTTATAATAACCAGGGCTGCTCGGAAATGGGTCCGGAGCAAAGTTCTTCTTGTATTTAAGAACAATTCCACGCTTTTCCAAACCACGACTGGTGTCATAATATATCACAACCTGAGCGTCAGGATGTTTTGGATCCCTCTTCTCAAAATTAACTTCTGTTGTGTTAAACTCAGTAATACGACCATGGCCAGTACCAGCTTCTTGAACTGCACCACTGGTAGTTAGACCTTTAGTAAGTCTTCGAGTAGATCGAGTAGATCGTGTAGCACTAGTTGAAGAACTAGCAGAAGCCGACGAGCCTAGAATTGAATTTTGTGTATCAACTGCATTACTTACGGAGATACCAGCTGAATCAATATTTCCACCCAGTCCTCCCCATGAATTTCCCGATGACTCGTTACCGTTCCAAGACTGTGTTTCAGGAAATGAATTAGGTAATGATCCAACAGAAAACGTATCATATGGATATGGTGTAAACATATTAGACCGTGGCTTCTCTCGAAATACAAGAACACCAATTACCCCAACATTTTCCTTGCCTCGGCCAGTCTTGTTGCTGTATGAGTTTTCTTTATCCCAAAAAACAAAATGAGCAGCTGAGTGTTCACTCTTACTCCATCCTGGTACACGAACTGAACCCCAAGGTTCAACAACAAACCCTGGGCTATCGAGACCAGCTGGTTGTCCATCAACGGTTGAAAGACCATCAATTGCCGGAATCATCGCAACACGTTCAGATGAACGATTAAACAGGTCAAGAACAAATTCTGATCCTTGACGAGCTTCAAAATATGTGTTGCCATCTGTGTGATAATACTCATCAACTGGTGATGCTCTATTATTACTTTGAATGGTAATGCGGGCTTCGTATTGATTTGTCATGTCTCGCATTACTTGTCTCCCTTCATTGTTCTACCACGCTCTTCGCTAGTGTACAAGTCAGTTGAATAAAGCTCGTGAGTTGATGAACCAGCATTTAGTGACATCTTCATACGACTTGTTGCTGCTGAAGCGACTGCCATTGTATCCATCATATTTCCAGTGCTATACTGCATAGTATTGTTAGCCGACATACCGAAGTTACGACCGGCATCAAATGCGTCAATATTAGCACCAAAGAACTGGAAGACCCAATTCTTATCTTCACGCAATGCAACCAATTGCTTGATATCTTCATTGTTATACTTACTTGAAGCATTTTCGGCACCATCAGTCATAATCATTATGATTACTGCTGGGCGGTTCTTCTTCTTGATGCCACGTAGGTGATCATCAATTTCGAGAATTGTTTGGCCAATGGCGTCATACAAATTTGTCATTCCGCATGGGCGATATAACTCGTTGCTCATTGGTGGCGCGTCATTAACATCTTTGATGCCCCATAGATTGACAACGTTTCCGCCCTCAAACTTGTTGACCATAATGTCTGTTTTATCTTTGTCTTTTTTCTGGCCAGAAACAAATTCGTTGAATCCATCAATAGTTGAATCAACCACACCAGACATACTTCCAGATTCGTCCATAATAACAGCGACGATTGTTCCGTTGGTTCCGGCTTTAATGCCTTTTGGTAATTGTTTTGTTGTTTTTGAATTTATTTTGGCATTCCCGGGGAATGGGCTAGGCGTAAAACTAACGGTTGCTGTTGCATTAATTCCGGGGAAAGCGTTTGGTAGAGTTCTTCTCTGCATATAGGTCATAGATTGACCCTCCTTTATGTTCTGCCGCATCCTTGCGGTCTTGTTAAAAAATGTAGCAATCGCGCTACATTATTATTTAGCATACTATAAAATAAGTTTGACTTTCAATATAATTATGTTATACTAAACTTGAAAATATTGGAGTTGCTATAATGGGAACAGTTCATTGGGTTAGTATCTATGATGTTCATAATTACAAAGGTCCCGCGACGATCCAAAAGGTTATGGATTTTATAGAGAATAACAAACATACCCTGGAAAATAGCACTGAGTGGGCGAAGAAACAAAAATCAAAAGATTTATTCTTTGATGATCCGAAATCATGGTGGGATATTCGCAGGCGTAGGGCCAGTAATAAACTAATTCCGGGCGGTGCTGTTAATATTACTCAATGCGTGGAGATACCAATAAAGGAACTCGAAGATCAGGACCGATGTGACAGAATTTACGATTGGTTGCATGATGAAGAAAATTTCAGCGGAGACATTTATGTAAGCCATTATGCCAAAACCGTTAATATCGAAGTAACAAAAAAATGGTCCGTGGGTGGTGCATTTTTCTCGAAAAGTGATAAAGAAAATACCGAGGAAATTAAGGTCCCATGCATGGGACTTGTTTTTATGGAAGAAACGGATGTACTCACATTTAAATTAGCTTGTATGTAAAGGAAAGATTGATGTCAGGTAAACCAATTTTTATTGATATTTCTAATAATAATTCATATATGGGACCGAAATCAACCATTGGTGCAATGGATTACATTAAAAGCCAGAACGAAAGAACTAAGGATAATAAAAAGAAATTAGAAAGAAGCAATGGTGGTCTTGATGTATTTCACCACCACCCAGCCGAATGGTGGGCAATTCGGCGTTTAGGTTTATTGGAAGAGGGCGGAGTTGTTCCGTGCGAAAGTAACAGCGATCGATCAATTGAACTACTACTTAGTGACTTGGTCGAAAAAAATAAAACAGATAGAATTTGGGATTGGTTGCATGATGATAATTTAATTAAGGATGTTTATATTTGTCATTATCAATCAACCAAAGAAGCAACAGTCGAAAAAACTGAAAAACGAACAATAGGTAAATTTTTTAACAGATCATCTGTTACCACTACGGAAACAACAGAAGAAAAAGTTATATGTGTTGGTTTTTTGTTTGTTGATCCCCAGGACGCTGTTAACTTTAAATTGGCTTGCTTGTAATGAAAGAAATTGATCTCCATGGAAAGAATCAGACTGAAGCACAAGTGTTCCTATCCAAGCAATTACTGGTTTTCAAAGCTCAAGGAGAAGACAAAGTAAGGGTTATAACCGGTCAAGGGAATCATAGCAAGACGAACGGCGTTCTACAGAAGAAGGTTCCCAAGTGGCTTAATGGTGCAAAATTCAAAAGTGTGGTCAGTTCTTTCATAGTTGAAACAGGTAACCCTGGTGCGTTAATTGTGTATTTGAAACTTAATGTTCGATCAAAATTTAAATCTATTAGGCTTTTATAGGGAATATTATTATGGCTTTTCTAATTATAATAGGTATAATATATGTATTTGTGGGATTCATGTTTGGGACAAACGACTATAAAATTAATCCTGACAACAAAGCTAAACCAACCTGGATTAGGGTGAAGGATGCACTTATTTTAGGTATGGTTTGGCCGCTATTAGTATTTGTATTAATTTCAATTATTTATAAAAAATTCAAATCTTGACGAAAAGTTGATTTTTTTTTATTAGTGTGTTATAATACGAGATAACAAGGAGATATAGAATGAATCGCATACAAGAATTAGTTAACACGTTGACCCACGCAAGTGAGCTTTATTATAGCAGTGGTAATAGCCCGTTGACTGATTCACAGTATGATGCCATGGAAAATGACCTTCGTTCCCTTGACCCCACTAACCCGTTCCTTATTGGTGTTGGCGCCACAGTTCGGGGAGATAAAGTTAACCTCCCCTTTAAGATGGGAAGTTTGAACCAACTTAGCCACGATGAAATTGAAGGTTGGATTAAACGAAATGATCTCGAAGACGAAACTTTTGTTGTAACAAGTAAAGAAGACGGTGTGAGTCTCATGCTTGTTTACAGTGAAGAAGGCGATTTGCAAATTGCTTACAGCCGCGGCGATGGTCATCAAGGACAAGATGTTACGCGTCATGTTAAGCAGATGGCCAATGTCCCCCAGAAAATTGATAAAGGCCCGTTGGTTGTTCGTGCAGAAGTTATTTTTTCCGATAAATTATTTGTGGATTTGGAAATTGATTATAAGAATCCTAGGAACTATGTCGCCGGCAAGATGAATAAAAAAGATGCTGATGCACTGTTTTATGACAATGTAAGCGTGATTGCTTACGAAGTTGTTATCCCGAAAATGGCTAAAGTTTTTCAAATGTCCACGTTGGGGTCTATTGGATTTAGTTTGCCCCAAGTAGACGTTGTGATTGGAGAAAATTTAAACGGTAATTCACTAGAGAAAATGATTGATGATCATAAATCGAAAAGCGAATTTGCGTTAGATGGTGTAGTGGTTGAAGTCGACCGATGGGCTGTTCGTGAACGGATGGAAGCTAATCGCAACAACACGAAGATCAATCCAGAATTTGCATTCAAGTTCAAGATTAACGATGTGGATAATATCGCCAAAACAACCATCGTTGGCGTCGAATGGAAGGTCAGTAAGGACGGGCGGATTAAGCCACGAATTGAAGTTAAGCCCATCGATCTCCAGGGTGTAACCATCCGTCATGCTACCGCGTTCAACGCGAAATTTGTAGTTGACAGTGGTATTGGTGTTGGTGCAGAGATTGAAATTGTTCGAGCAGGGGATGTCATTCCGTATATCCAGAATGTTGTCCAGAGCGTAACGGCAGAACTTCCGGACGAAACAATGCATGGTGCCTGGTCATGGGATGAAAACAAGGTTGATATCATTCTCGATGATGTTGATGCAAGCGACGATGCGCAATTGGAAAAGCTCAAGGGCCAGGCAAAGAGTATTGGGCTTGAGTTCATTAGCACAAGCGGCCTAGAGAAGCTGTTTGATGCTGGCTACCGCAACCTTGCACAGATCATCGTAGCTGATGCTGATGATGTTTACGGGATTGTTGGTAGCAAGACGGCGTACAAGGGTCTTGAACGTCTCCGTAATACATTGGGATCTGTTAGTATTGCGAAACTGGCCAGCACCAGTGGCGTATTTGGTCGCGGAATGGGGGAACGACGGATGCAAAAGATTGTTAACCACCACTGCAAGCTGCACGGTTTAACGCTAGAAGAAGTTCTAGAAGTCGAAGGATTTTCCCATAACACCGCCCAACAGTTCATGGACGGTGTAGATGATTTCCAGAATTGGATGGATAGCATTGATGGCAATTTTACTATCGAAGAGAAGGTTAAGGCTGTGAGTGTGGGTGGAGCGTTTGATGGTATGCGAATTGTTTGCACTGGCTTCCGGTTGAAGGATGATGCTCTTGAAAAGTTTGAAGCTGGTGGTGGTGAAGTGCAGAGTAGTATCCGAAGTGATACAACCCATGTTGTAACAAAGGACCCAACGAAGATCACTAGTAAGCTAAAGAAGGCCCAGGATAAAGGCATTGAAATTTTGGCCGGTGATGATCTCCTGGGACGAATTGGAGGAAAAGAATGATGTATAAACCAGTAAAAACAGATTGTTACGATTTGCTTATTGCAAAAGTTAGCCAACTCTTAAAGATAGACCCCGGAGAAATAGAATTCTTCTGGGAGAAATTTGTCAAAAATGAAGATGATATGACAGATGAGGCAATTCGAAAATTATTTCTTGTTCTTAAATTACAATGGGGGAGATTCATGTCCGGATTTCGTTTATGAAGACAAAAAATTAAAAGAAGAAAAAGAAATCATTCTTAAGGAAAAAGAAAAATACCGAGATTCTAATGGTAACATAAGTAAATCAGATGTACAAAAATTAGTTAATTTTATGAACCAAAACAACTTACAAAATGCATTACTTAGTTTATAATATGTTCGGTGAACTAAAATACGGTCGAAAATATGCGGCTGCTCAACGTAAAAAAACGCAAGCTCAGGCGAAAAAGAGGAAACAACGTATGGAAAAGGTTGCAGTTGAACATACATTAGAATCGTTGAGAAAACGGATGAACGATGTCGTCAATCTCCACCACGATGAATTGCGTTTCTATCTGGACAGATTTGTTGAGCATCAAGATCCCAATGTCGATGATATTCTTAAAGAATTATTTGTTCTACTTAAATTGCAATATTCAGACCAATGTCCCGATTATGTGGGTATGGAGAATAGGGCTCGTACCGCCGCTAAATTGCGGGAACAAGAAAAGGAACAAAAGCGTCTTGAACGTATAGAAAGATTGAAAACCGCTAGGCCTGATTTCATCGAAGAAAAAATGGCTTGGATTTTAAAACATATCGAAATTTACCAATTTATAAGTGAAAACAATAACAAATACACACATGAAGATCTGTATAATATATTTGACCAACAACATATATTACATCTACAGAGTTGCAATTATATAAAACATAGCTGGTGGGGATTGAATCCAAAATTATCAATTACCAATGTCTACGCAAATAGTCCACCCAGGACATCACCGGAATTCTGTAGACTCAATTGGCGAGATTCACAACAAGACTCAATCGCTACAAAAAATTTCCGAGAATATTCTATGAATTTGAAACTCAAAGAAATAAACGAAAACATATTGTTTGGGCAACAATTAAATCTGCCAGAAAATACCAAAAACGATGAATTATGTATGCTGGTCAAGTGTGAAATACAAGAAAAAATTCAACATATTGTGAAGGAAAAGGGATTGATATAATGGCGCTTATGAGCAATTCCGGTATTATGTATAAAACAAGTTCAACACTATTCAGTGATGATGAAAATCCCCAACTCAGCAATTACGAAAAATTCGAAGAACGAATTCGTTCCCTTCTTAGTGACCAAATTGTAGATCAGAGAGAATTTGATTTCTATTTTCAAAAATTCCTCTTAGTGGATGATGAAAACGCCAATGACATGTTCAAAGAGATTTTTGTCATGCTCAAACTGATGCACTCGGATGAATGCTCTGATTTTGCAGCAATTGATCGTCGAGAACAACAACAAATGGAAATAGCAATAAAACAACAAATACAGCAACACAACCAACACCTTCAACACCTTCAACAATTAACTAATCAGGTACAAACATTACGAAATAGTCTTTTAGACCATGCTTATGACTACATACAGAAACATATCAACGCTTATGCCTTCGTATCTAAGAACCAGAAAAGATATAGCGAATTATTTATTCCGGATGAGCATCGCCCATTTATAAAAGAATTGCGAAATTGTGGGTATTTGAAGGAAACATTCTGGACCAATTCGTTATATACAAATAGGTTTCTCACTGAACGAAATAATGCTAAACCATTTGATTTGTTAAGATGGTATGATCATATTAAAAAAATGCCTGAATTTGATATGTTTCTAGATGAACACTACAACCTAAGATTTCTTGAAATGGGGCAGGAACAATCTAGCTTTGTACATATGAAACTGAAGGAGGGTTATTCAATAATCTATGATAATCCAAAGGATGAATTTGAAGGTGATGTCAATCGAGAAATTGAGCGACTAATCAGAGAACATAATTTGAAATAACAATTCTCCAAGTTGTTAAATAAGTAATATAACAACGGAGATTGAATATGGTTTATTCTGTAGGTATTATCGGTGGTGGGAAGATTGGTTTAACAATTGCACATATGCTTTCTATGCACGACGATGTTTTATATACTGTATATGATGTATTACCTGAAAAGGATTTTCGCAAGAATGAAAAAATGTATGCGGGCAAGGCTAGTCATGTAAATTATAAACGTATGCCAGAAGATCCGAAAGACGCTACTAAGGAGCATGATGCCATTGTATCATCTGCTCCCTTTTTTGTGAATAAAAAAATTGCCAAGGCGTGTGTTAAAACAGGCACAGCATATTTTGATCTTACAGAAGATGTTGAAACTACAAAATTTATCAAAAAATTAGCTGATAAACATAAACCATCTATCCCATTGATGCCACAAATGGGTTTGGCACCTGGTGCGATTAACATTATTGCCAATTATGTTGCTTCTGATTTTGAAATTATTAAGGATCTCGAACTCCGTGTTGGTGCCTTACCATTATCACCAATGAACCATATGAAATATTACTTGAGTTGGTCAACTGCTGGCGTAGTTAATGAATATTGCAACCCATGTGAAGGATTATGGAATGGTGAAAAGGTTATGCTCAAACCATTAGAAGGGTATGAAACCGTATCGCTTGATGGTACTGTTTATGAAGCTTTCAATACTTCTGGTGGTGTTGCGTCTATGATCGATACTTATCAAGATAAAGCGGAAAATTTAACTTATAAAACATTACGTTACCCAGGGCATTGTGACTATATGCGGTTCCTTATCGAGGATTTGAATTTAGGCAATAATAGGGACCTATTTGTTAAAATTATGGATCAAGAAGTTCCGTATACTACATCTGATGTTGTTGTTATCCATGTCAATTGTGTTGGTTATACCAAGGATGGATTATTAGCACAACGTTCATACACCAATAAAATTTACGGTGATACGATAAATGGGTGTGATTTCTCCGCTATACAAGTTGCAACCGCAAGTGGTGTTGTGCCTTTAATCCTTGCATTTGCCAAGAAAAAAATGTATACTGGTTTTGTAACTTCAGAAGCAGTCAAATTCGACTGGTTTGTGAAACAACCTTTTGGTAATGTATACAAGGAAACGTAAAATGTCCAAGATTAAAGTGATTGCAATCATCGCGGTGGTTGGATTGGCAATCTTTGCCTATTTTTTCATCCCCTGGTATGTTAATCGATCTTTCAATTATTCAATGGGATATGAATCCCAAGTTGAATCAACTGTTTGCAAAATGGTTAAGCGCGAATACTTGGTAAATCCTGACGACTGTTAAATTATATTGCATTTTTACTTTGTGTGGTGTTAGTATTAGTTATTAATTAATAATACTAACATAATGGAGAGTAAATATGTCATTGGATACCATACTATCAGCCGACGAAAAGGCAAAGATTAAGAACACCATCGTTGAAGCCGTTAGGGTCAAGCAGGAAATTGCTGATCTTACAGAAGGTCTCAAAGATGTTGTAACTCACGTTGCCGAAGAAACGGGTGTACCAAAGAAAGAGCTGAACAAGGCTATTTCAATTGCGTTTAAGGCGCGCGAAGACCACAAGGCATATGAAAATGCCCAGGAAGAGCTCGATACTGTTGGTCAGTTGTTGGAAATTGCGGAAATTTAATTGTATATGAAAGCCGTGGGATATTTTCCTACGGCTTTCTGTGCTTAAATATTATGCAATAATAACACCTGAGGTTAAAGTATGTACGTAGACGCTCTATTTGATAATAAGAAGAATAAGATTCTCGTTGTGGAACGTCGCAATGGGAAACGCATCTACGAAGAATATCCTGCCAAATATCGTTTTTACTATGACGATCCGAAAGGATCATTTACCACTGTTTATGGTACCCAGGTTGCAAAATTTGAGACCCGCGATCAGATGAAGTTCAGACGCGAACTCACAATGTACCGTGGCGATAGCCAACGCGCAGTTTATGAAAGCGATATCAATCCACTGAATATTTGTTTAGAAGAAAACTATTACGGCGCTGAGCAGCCAGAGCTAAACATTGGGTTCTTTGATATTGAGGTTGATTTTGATCCCGTCCGCGGTTATGCCAATCCCGAAGATCCGTTTATGATGATTACCGCTATTAGTGTTCATTGTACTCACATTGGGCAAACTATCTGTCTTACAATTCCACCAAAAGGGATGTCGGAAGAAGAATCACAGGGCATTGCCGATAAATTTAATGGTACAGTAATTTTATTCGATGATGAAAGAGAATTACTTAAAACATTTTTAGACATAATTGAAGATTGTGATATATTATCAGGATGGAACTCAGCATTCTTTGATATTCCATATATCATCGGACGAATTGTAGAAATATTGGGATCTGATTATGTTCGCAAACTTTGCTTATGGGGACAAAAACCCAAACGCAAAACCGTTGAAAAATTTGGTAAGGAACAATTAACATTCGATTTAGTTGGTCGCGTTCATTTGGATTATTTGGATTTGTACAAAAAGCATTCCATGCAGGAACTACATTCATATAAACTAGATTATGTCGGCGAAATTGAAGTAAAAAGAAAGAAGGTCGAATACGAAGGAACCTTGCATCAACTTTACAATGATGATTTTGAAAAGTTTATTGACTACAGTATCCAAGATACGGATTTGTTGGTAGATATTGACAAGAAAAACCAATACATCGATCTTGCGAACGCTGTTGCACACACCAATACGGTTTTATTGAAAGCTACTTTGGGAACCGTGCAAGTTGTTGAACAAGCTATCATTAATGAAGCACATCAACGCGGCATGGTAGTTATGGACAAAGCAAATCATGGTGATACTCTTCCAGTTGCGGGTGCATATGTTGCAGATCCCGTAGTTGGGATGCATGAAGAGATTGGCGCTATTGATATTAACTCTCTATACCCGTCAGTAATTCGCGCGTTGAATATGGGTCCAGAAACAATTGTTGGTCAAATTGAGTTAGATCAAACAGCGAAACATATCAATGATCTAATGGCTAAAGGCATCAGTGGTTCTGATGCATGGCATGATATGTTTGGTACCATAGAATTTCAACAATTTACTGGTGATCGTACTGAAGGACCAGAGTTATCAATATCATTCGAAGATGGTAATGTTCTTAAAGGGAATATAGAAACAATTAAACGCTGGATCTGGAGTAACCAAGTATGCATCTCGGCAAATGGTACACTTTTTGCCACTGATCGAGTTGGTGTTATTGCAGGTATTCTTGGAAAATGGTACAATGAACGTGTAGAGATGCGGGCGAAGGTTGGTGAATATAAAAAATTGGTGAAGGAAGAAGATGATCCAGTTAAGAAAGCAGAATACAATGCGTTGGTTAGTTTCTGGGATAAGCGACAATATGTGCGTAAAATTCTATTGAACAGTTTGTATGGCGCGTTGCTAAATTCCCATTGCAGATTTTATGATCCACGCATTGGTCAATCAGTAACACTTACTGGTCGCTGCATTACACGCCATATGATTGAAACAACTAATGAATTGATCACCGGAAAACGCGATAAAAACGGTGATGGAATTATTTATGGTGATACGGATAGCTGTTATTTCTCCGCGGTTTCAACAATGCGCGGTAATCCAGACTTTGACGATTTCTCATGGGATAAAGAAAATGTAATTGAGTTATATGATGCTATCGCTGATGGTGTTAATGATACTTTTATCAATTTCATGGTTGATACATTTCATACCACAACTGACCGTGGTGGTATTATTGAGGCGGGTCGTGAACTAGTCGCAAGTCGAGGAATGTTTATCAAAAAGAAGCGTTATGCTCTTATGATCTATGATGATGAAGGCTTCCGTATTGATAAAGTTAGTGAAGAAGAAGCCGAAGACAAAGGATATGTTTATGGTTTCGGTAAGATTAAAGCTATGGGAGTTGAAACAAAGCGCACCGATACATCAAAAGAAATACAAAAATTCCTTGAACAAATTCTTGAGAAAGTTCTATCTGGCAATACCGAGCAAGAAGTATTGGATTATATCAAAGAGTTCAGAGGTGAATTTAAGAAATGGCCTGGATGGTTAAAGGGTACTCCGAAGGGAGTTAATGGTCTTACTAAGTATGGTGAACTCGCAACAAAAGCCAAAGGTGCGAAAGTCAATATGCCAGGTCACGTTAGAGCAGCAATGAATTGGAATACTTTGAAAAAGTTGAATGATGATCTACATAGTTTAACTATTATGGATGGTTTCAAAACTGTTGTTTGCAAACTGCGACCCAATCAATATAATATGACCAGTATTGGTTTTCCGGTCGATGAACCGCATCTTCCAAAATGGTTTAAAGAATTACCGTTCGATGATGATACAATGGATGCAAGCATTATTGAAAAGAAATTACAAAATCTTATCGGTATTTTAAAATGGGATCTTGATAGCACAAAACAGAACAGCAATTTTAGTGATCTGTTTGGTATGCAGAAGAAGTAATTAAGGATTCATAACCGTATGATTAAAAAAAAACTGATAATAATTTGATGATTACTTGATGATTATTGATACAGTTAGATTGACAACTTCAAAAATATTTACGAATAATATTGAATTAATAAAACCATTAAAGTATACTTATAGCATAATCGCAAACACATGGAGAATTACTAATGCGTGATGAATTACTGGATATCCTACAGCATACACTTGGTCTGGGTGTTATTACTGAGATTAAGATTACAGGCTCTGGCACCGAGACACTAATTGATGCAATGGATGAAAACAATGCAGTCGTAATCAAAGGCAAGCTAAAAACTGCAAATGCTGCCCTTGAAGGTGAATACGGCTTGCGTTATTTGGATCGCCTAAAGGCATACTTGAACGATCCAAACTATAAGTCAGATGATGCAAACATTAGCATCAAAACTGATACTCGCAACGGAAAGAAGACACCTGTTGAAATATTATTTGAAAACGTTGGTGCAAAGGATAGCACCGTGTATCGTCTGGTTAGTCCAGAACTATGCCGTGACTATTTTGATTTCAAGGGCGCCGACTGGACCGTTTCCTTTAGCCCAAGCAAGAGCATTGTAAGCAACTTTGCTTATAAGGCGGCGGCCGCTGGTTCTGAGTCAGCCAACTTCACAACTTCAAGTAATGATGATGGTGACATCATAATTGCAGTGGGAGAAGGTATGAGTTCATCATCCATCCTGTTTGGTGACGGTACAGACCATAAGCTAAAATTTGAACTACGTTGGCCCACAGCACTTATACTTTCAGTCCTAAAGTTGGATGAAGGGAATGTTGAAGTTGATATTCTTGATGATCCACGTTCTGGTGCTTTGCAGGTTCGCGTGGATACCAAACTCGCTGAGTGGCAGTATATTTTCCCTCAGGTCAAGTAAAAATTATTATACCCAACTAATGTACCCCCCAGCCCTAGGAGGTGATTTTTATCACGCTGGTTTTAGTTGGAAGGGGCGGCCATCATGCCGCCCAGATCGAAAAGGATAGGGAATGTCTAATAAAAAAATGTGGAAGACGCAACGGGCAGAAAGTTTATATTCTATCAGGTCAGGTTCCAACGATATCAAATTTTATGAAGATTATAAAGAGATCCTTGAACTAGCTAGTAATGTCGACCGCTGGTTTCGTATCAAAGAAGCGGTGCAACATAAATCTAGAAATCGTAGAGCTTCCAAGAAGTATCCAAATCTAAATCAAGATATTTACTTTTGCAACTCTAATATTGATTTAGCCATTAGTGAATTCAATAGTAAAGTAGTAATGATGCGGTTGCAGATAGATGAATAATATTGTAAATCACCACACATTTAGTTATAATCATACTTAAAGCTACAATAACTAGGTCTAAATATTATCATAAACCAAGTATAAGAATTGTGTAAACAAATTACATATATTGGTTTGGCAATTCCACCAAGTTAAGAATAATACAAAAAATATGGTTGAATTCGTCCGTGTATTTGAAAATATATTAGAGAAGATCTAACAACTAACAAAAAGGCAATATAATGGCAGAAGAAAATAATGTAGAAAACCTAAATTTTGATGATGAATGGGCGGTATTTCTTCCATCTATTTCATCACTGTATTCCAAGCTAGTATCAAAAGGTGATTCAGGTATTAAACGCCCTGTCCCTGCTAACATTGGTAGTATTGATGGCTTAGATTTCTTTAACTCATCCAAAGGCCTATATCGGTATGATCATGCGCTGTACTCGGCTGGCCATGCGCAATTGGACATAGAACGAAGTAACGTTCAGGAAAGCATGATTCAGAATCGTGAGCCAGGCCGTATTATCGTTGGTGACTCAGGTGGCTTCCAGATCTGTTCTGGCGTGTTGAAACTTAATTGGGATGACAGTGAGGCGATCAAAGAAACATGCTTAAAGATCACACGCTGGCTTGAACATACCGCAGACTACAGCATGATCCTGGATATGCCAACATCAGGCATTTTCAACGAGAAGGCTCCAACAATCAACACTATTGAAGATTGTAAGTCATTTACTCACGCTAACATCAAGACGATGATTGAACATCGCGTGCCAGGTAAGACTGACTTCTTGAACGTTCTACAGGGACGTAACGCAGAAGAAAACTGGGACTGGTATCAGGAATACAAGCATTATAGTGATCCAGCTGAATACGGTGACCGTCGCCTAGAGGGTTGGGCGTTTGCTGGTAACTCAGTACGTGATATGTTCAGTCAGTTACGAATCCTACGTGATATGGGTGAAAGTGGTTTACTTGAGAATACAAGCTGGATCCATATTCTAGGTGTTGGTAAAATCAAAGCCGGTCTTGCATATACTATTATCCAAAAGAAAATCCGTGAACGTTATGGTTCCAACGTGCGTCTAAGCTTTGATGCAGCAAGCCCATTCGTTAGTGTAGCTAAAGGTCGCATCTATACGGGCTATGCGCTTGAGGGCGGTCCGCTGGGTAAGGGAAAGCTATCACATAAGATGAATGCAATGCCCGACTCAAAGGATCTTGTGGGTAGTACGGAATTATGGCCAATCATGGGTAGTCCATTCTTTGATGGTATGAAAATTGGTGAGCTTTGCTATAATGGTGATCCAAAGTTCAAAAGTGCTTGGGATGGGTTATCATATGGTGTGCTAATGGCGCACTCCACATACTTACACATCAAGTCAGTACACCAGGCGCTCAAAATCTTTGATCTACATGGCGCGGTGGACAAGAGAACAGACCGTTTTGTTGAAGAATTTATTCCAATGGATATTGTCAAATTCAAAGATATTGTTAATCAATTCTTTGATGCACCCAAAGACAAGGGTGATTTGATATTGGAGGATAACAGAATCTTCCTAGAACGCTATATCAGTGCAATGGTCAAGAAGAAACCAGACCTAAATACTTCACCACTGTTTGAACAACAGATTAAAGATTCAGACACATATGATGTGGAAGATATTGAAGGTGAATTACACGACGTCGCTGATGATAATAACTTCAGCACAATGTTTGAGGAGACAATATAATGAGAAATACTTTTATTAAAGTTCGTACAGAGTTTGAGGGATTTCACTTCTATCCAAACGCTAGTGAAATTGATCAACGTATTAAATTCCTGGAAACTGAACATCGCCATATGTTTAAGGTTGATGTTAAAATTTCAGTCAACCATCTAGACCGTGAACTGGAATTCTTCCTAGTTAAATGGGACCTACAAGAGTTCATTGAATCTGGGAAGATGAATCACAAATCATGTGAGATGATTGCTACTGATATCCTGGATGACCACCTAATTCCAAAATATGGTTCTAACCGTTATTATGAAATCATCGTCTCAGAAGATGGTGAGTCAGATGGTATTGTAGAACATATCGCGGAATAAGAGACCACATGGATTTATTAACACATTTAAAGGATCAGTGGGAGTTTTCACAAAAAACATTTGGTCCAATTGAGTTCAAAAACCATATGGGCCCATTGAATCATATTAGGAAAGAACTTATTGAGATTGAGGATGAACCAACAGACCCATATGAGTGGGCAGACTTGATTCTATTATCTTTTGATGGTGCCATGCGTGCAAATATTCCACCAGAAATTATAGTCAAAGCAATCTCAGAAAAGCTTGAAATTAACAAAAATAGAGATTGGCCTGATTGGCGGGGGACTGATCCCAATGACCCAATTGAACATACAAAGGAATAAGAAATATGACTATTTGGATTGTAGAGATTGAGCCTGTTGAATCACGCTATACAGCGCAATGGAAGAAATATATTCCAGACATGGTGAGGCGGGCCACCAATCAGGAGGTCATTGAGATTGAAGGACCAACAGATATCCCCGCTGCTACGACACCAGGTGCGTTTCTGAATTTTGGAGGCACCAATGTATACAAGAGTAACCAGATGGAGCAAATGAGTCGCCACTTTACAGAAGGACGAGTCAAAAAAGGTGACCATATCGTATTCACTGATGCTTGGAACCCTGGTATCCTACAAATCCGCTATATGAGTGATCTGTTGGGTATATCAGTTAAAATTCACGCATTATGGCATGCGGGTTCATATGACCCACAGGACTTCCTGGGAAGATTGATTACGAATAAAGAATGGACGTATAATACAGAACGAGCGTTGTTCTATGCTATTGATCACAACCATTTCGCAACTGATTTCCATATCAAAATGTTTGCTGATGAAATACTACCAACAGTGGATGCAATAACTCTCGATAACTGGCAAGGCAATAAGATCATCCGTACAGGGTGGCCGATGGAATATATGCGTGATGTGTTGACTCCATACATGGGTATGAAGAAAGAGAATATCGTATTGTTTCCACATCGTATTGCTCCTGAAAAACAAGTAGACATATTCAGAGACCTTGGAAAATATATCAATGGTTGGGAATTTATTGTTTGTCAGGATGAGCAACTAACAAAAGATGAATACCATGAATTACTTGGAAAAGCAAAGATGGTGTTCAGTGCTAACCTACAAGAGACTTTGGGTATCAGCTGCTATGAGGGTGCATTAACAGGTGCTATCCCATTGGTTCCGAACCGACTTTCTTACGTAGAAATGTATTCAGACCGGTTTAAGTACCCAAGTGAATGGACTACATCTTTTAACAGTTATATGAAAAACAGAGATGTACTGTCTGTTCATATAGTGAATATGCTTAATAATTATGATTCATTAGTTGAAGAAACAAATAATGAAGCCAATTTACTTGAAATTAACTTTTTTAATTGCAATAACTTCCTTGATACGTTAAAATAAGGAAACTAAGGAGAAATAAATGAAATGAATAAACCAAATCAAGATATTATAGGAGAAATAAATGAAATGAATAAACCAAATCAAGATATTATAGGAGAAATAAATGAAATGAATAAACCAAATCAAGATATTATAAATGCTCTTAAGATCCTCCAAGGGAATGGTATTGACACATCACAAATTTCCGATAACTATACAGATGATATTAAAAATTCATTAATCGTATTGAACACGATTCAAGAATCAAGTATTTCAGATATTATTCGTGATCGCATTAAGCAAGATGGTGCGGAATTCCGCAGCAACCAGAACATCAGCAAGTATATTGAACCTGATGAAATGGAACTGTTGGTTGATGAAGTAGCAGAAAAGATGCAGGGTGTACTTGAAAGCCTTGTAATTGATACGGAGAACGATCATAACACTCATGATACTGCGCGTCGTGTGGCTAAGATGTTTGTTAAAGAAACATTTGCTGGCCGTTATGCACCGGTACCCAAGGTAACAAGCTTCCCCAATATGGGATATCAGAGTTTGTATGCAACTGGGCCCATCACAATACGCTCAACATGCGCCCACCACTTCCAGAACATTGTGGGGAAATGTTGGGTTGGTATCTTCCCAGAAGATGAAGTAATCGGTCTTTCAAAATTCAACCGCTTAATTCATCATATAGCTGAACGTCCACAGATTCAGGAAGAGATGACAACCCAGATTGCAGATGCCCTGCAAGAATATGCAAAGACTGAACATGTTGCTGTTCTTGTTAAAGCTGAACATCACTGTATGACACACCGAGGTGTGCGTGAACATGAAAGCGATATGACCACAGCTATTATGACTGGTCACTTCAGTGACGATAGCAGTTTGAAGCAGGAATTTTATAATATCTGTTTGAGTATGAAGGGTCATAAGGACTGATGGTACGAAAAGTAACATCAAGTCTGGATATGCCATTAGCCATGAAGGAAGAGGAATTTTTAAATCTTCCATTCAATCATATTATTACTAATATGGTACCAGGTGTTCTTTATCGTTATAATAAATCAAACGATGGAGAAGGAATATGTATCATTAAATTTGATAATTCAGTTGAAACTTTTGATATCCGGACAGTTAAACTGATTAAGGGAATAAACGGTGACTAATAATTTTCAAACACAATTAGCATATGGTCAGGAATTTGAAAAAAAGGCGCAAAGGATTCTCATAAAACAGTTTGAAGGGAATTATGTTATATCGACGAGATTCAGTAGTAATCACGGTCAAAGTGATTTAGACCCAAGAGCATTTTCAACTAATGATGATTTGGTTCTTCCGGATTTTATGATACTAGGATATAAGAGTGTTCCAATTTGGGTTGATGCAAAAAGGAAATCAAATTTCTTCCCACACAATAATCGGAATGCTACATCACTTGATCCAAAATTCTGGGGTAAATGTAAAAAACTAAGTGACAAATTGGGTGAAGAAATTTGGATTATAATGGGTATTGATACGATACCAGGTATAATTTATTTCTTTGAATATGATGCCGTCGACGATCTTCGACAATTCAACAATATCCATAATGATAATCCAGATGAATACACACCGGTTTATTATTTAGATCAACTAATACAATGGAGAATTTAATGACAATAATTAATACAATTTTTGATGTACCAGAAGAAATGTCCTTAGAGGATTTCTTACAAATACCTCATCGTGATAGTATATCCAATTATTCTGACATAGGAATTTTATCTCGGATGACCGATGCCGTCGAGGTTAACGATAATAATATGGGAATCGTTAGAGTTACCACAAACTGTGGTGAAGACGGTGGTCCCAAAATCAATCTTTTAAAAATTAAGATTGTATAATATCATGACTAACAAAGTTTATTACACGAACGAAATGGTTGAAAAGGGCGTTCTTGGTATAGCACGTCAAATGATGTTTGATGAATGGAGACCAGATTATATTGTTGGTCTAAACCGTGGCGGTTTGTTTCCGAGTGTCCTTCTTAGTCATTATTTGAAGTGTAACCATTATGCATTAGATTGCCGGCTTCGTGATGCACCAACAAACGTTGAGCATTTTGGTCCAGAGCACAATGCTTGGATGTCTGATGATGCTGATAAGTTTAAGAATATTCTCATCGTAGATGACATCAATGATTCAGGTGAAACTTTCAAATGGGTCATCGATGATTGGCAATGTATAGAACGATTAGGTCGAAACGTTCGAACTGCGGCTGTTATTGAAAATATCTCTAGTGAGTTCTCAACAACATACAACCATTACGAGATTAATAAGGCCGAAGACGACTGTTGGATAGTTTTTCCTTGGGAAAATTGGTGGGAATAATGGTTGGATTTTTTACAGACAATGAATTAACCAATCGTGCCGAAGTCGCAGATAGATATGCAAAAGGGCAAATGGAACTATACGATGGAAAATATAAGGATAACATATTTCACCAGAATGTAAAAATTATCATTGATGGAGAAAATGTATCAGAGGATTTCTTGCGGCATGTTCAAGGATTATATGAAGGCTGTCGGAAGTTCCGTGTACTAAAGAATGAAACTGGTTGGCCTACTACCAGTGAAGAAATTCGGCGGCGTGATGCATGGGATCGATTACAAGAACGTTGCGAAAAAGATGAAACCCTCAAAGAGATGTGGGATGAAATAATGGTTATGGGAAAGTTAATGGAGGATTGATTGATGGTGACAGCATATGATAATGGTGAGAATGATTTATTGATATCACGAAAAAACGGAGGACCTTTTTTAAATACAGTAACCTGGAAACAAGCTTATAAAAATGGATGGAAATATTACCATGGTAAATATTGCACAAAATGTAGATCATATATTAGACAACTTGGTTACGGTAATCCATCAACTAGCCATCAAAAGAATCAATGTTATGTTTGCAAATTAATACGGGATGCGGCGTATAGAGCTAAGATGAGGATGTCATCGCTATCTATCACAGAACAATTAATTATTAAAGAAATATACAAAACACAAGCTGCATGGAATTCTGTGCATCCAGGGAATCAAGTGCATGTTCATCATATTATACCATTACAGCAAGATGGCGCAAATGGGACACATCAGTCGAATAACCTAATTATACTTGCAGAACAATTTCACAAGGATGTTCATGCCAATGGGTGGAAATATTATGTGAAAAATTTTCAAAACCATATTGCACATAATCCATATGACATATATCCATAAACATATAGCTAAATCTTCGCGGTCTAAATATAGTAAGTTACAACAATAACAGGAATAAAATAATGTTTGGAATGAATGAAAAAGTCGGCCGCAACTATTTTGCAAATGCCACAAAAGATACATTAACAGTTACCAGCCGATTCTATACATTACAAGGCGAAGGGCCATTCCGTGGTTTTCCAGCCTATTTTGTTAGACTGACTAAATGCAATTTGGCGTGTAGTTTTTGTGACACTTTTTTCGACCAAGGAGATGACCTTTCGTTCGACGAAATCTTCAAACAAATCGATATTGATATTGCCAAGTTCTACGAAGAGAGAAATATGGAAATTCCAAGCTGGGCACAAGGAACAAATAGAAGAATTGTTCTCGTTGTTACAGGTGGTGAACCGTCATTACAACAAAATCTAACCAAGTTTCTTGCAGAAGCCGATAAAACATTTTTCCATACACAAATTGAATCTAATGGTATTTTGCACTTGGACTTGAGTTCAGCGACTACTTATGTGGTTAGTCCGAAGTGTTTAGAAAAAGGTGAAGTTGCTATTAAATATTTACAACCCAACCAAAAAGTTCTTGATAGAGCAGATTGTTTAAAGTTTGTTATGACTTCACCAAATAATGAGCAATTTACACCATACAGCGAAGTTCCTGATTGGGCGCATGAATGGGCTATTCAAACTAGTAAACCAATCTTCGTCAGTCCGATGAATATCTATAAGCAAGAACCACAAAAGGCTAAAGAAATGCGTTCATCAAATAAGGAAATTACCATCGATGAACGATCAACTGTAGACGAGACGATTAGTTTTTGGGATGAAGGGCTTCTTGATATGAAGGCAAACCAACGCAACCATGAATATACCGCAGAGTACGCAATGAAATATGGATTTATTCTAAACTTGCAGATACATTTATTTGCTTCTTTACCATAAAAATAAAATAGCAATAATAATGAAACTGGGAGGGCCCAAAACCCTCCCATTTTTTTCTTGACTAAATACTCGGTATTAACATATACTATTACTATAATAAGGAGAAACAATGAAATCCGGAGTTATACCGTTCTACCGAGATAATAAAAACATAATTCATATGTATTTTATGGTCCCAAGTGATCCAGCATATGGTGGAATAGATCCGCAGATCGCTAAAGGAGACGTCGATGATGGCGAAAGCCTGCGTGAAGCCGCTATGAGAGAGGGAAAGGAAGAACTTGGACTACGTGAAAAAAATGTTCTTTCTGTTATTGATTGTGGTTCAAATAGCAATCTAAAAATTCATGTCTTCGCCGCAGAAGTTGCCAATGCTATAAAGTTTGACAAACCACATTTTGAAACGGGTAAAACGCATTGGCTAACTATGGATAAATTCAAGATAAGAGGTAGAAAAATTCATTTAGCGGCAGTTACTCAAGCTTATCAGAAAATACAGAATTATTATAAAGGACAATTTTAATGGCTAAAAAGAAAAGACTTTGGCCGTTTGGTGCCACCCCTGCTGGATTAGGACTTAAAGGTAAAGACCGTGAGCGCGCCGAAGCGTATTACACTATGGATGGTCGTGAGCTTATGGAACGCCTTGCTGAATTAGAGCATGGGAAAGACACTGATTCTTACAAAAAACGTATGCTAGAAATCCGCAGGGATTATGAAAATCTTTCCGAAGAAGAAATGGTTAAAATTACTTTAGAGTTAACAGAAGACAAAGATTCAAAAGAATACAAACTAGCATTGCTACACTATGAATTTTCTCAGGGCTCACTAAAACAACACGAGTATGATAAAGGTGTTGCTTCAGCTAACGGTGAACCATGGGTTGGTTACAAAGAACACGGGTTAGAGCGAGATACTGAAGGAAAACTTGGTTTTTTCTTTGACCTTGATTGGAACGATGAGTTTGTTAAGGAATTGGAGGGAGAAGGTTATAAAGCACCCACTCCAGAAATTGCCGTCAAGCTGTGGTATGGGGAACTTTGCCGGACCGTTGCTTTGGAAGAGGGACTAGCTTTGGACTTTATGGAAAAGGAAAGCCCTGAAAAAGAAGAACCGAAACCAGCGCAGGTTAATGATCGTGGTCCAGAAAAAGACGGAAAACGTGTATATTCTTGAGTTGACAGTTGCATAATAATAATGTTATACTTACGCTTAACATTGGAGAGTGATTGTGAAGTTTCAGTTAATTGATGCCATGAACTTATTCTTCGCGACGAAACATGTCGTTCGAGGAGACGCGGATCAGAAGGGTGCGATGGCAGTTCACATTGCAATCCAAAGTATGGCTAAAGCATGGCGTATGTTCAATATCGATCATGTTGTAATGGCGCTTGAAAGCAAAAACAATTGGCGTTATGATCATTTAAAAAATTACAAGGGGCAACGTAGGCTCAAACAGCTTGAACGAACAGCGCGTGACATCGAGGATGATGAGATTTTCTTTAGTTATCTTGATGGTTTTGTAAAATTCGTAGCTGATAGGACAAACATCACCGTATTGCAGGCATCTCGATGCGAGGCAGATGACATGATCGCCCGTTGGGTTCAATTACATCCCGATGACAAACATGTAATAGTATCCAATGATACTGATTTTTACCAGTTGCTTGCACCAAATGTAACAATCTATCGTCCCCAGCAGAAACAAATTATTGACACAACATCGATCATTGATTCCGAGACGGATAAAACTATTATCGATGGGAAAACAAAAAAGCCAAAATTGCCACCAGAACCAAAGTGGGAATTGTTTAAGAAAATTTGCCGGGGTGATTCAACAGATAATATTTTTCCAGCAACTGCGCCGCGAACACGCGAAACAAAAATTCGATCTGCATATGAAGATCAGAATAACAAAGGCTTTGATTTTAACAATCTTATGCTCACAGAGTTTGATGACCCAATGTCTGGAGAATCAGTAAAAACCATTAATCGGTTTTCTGAGAATGAACGGCTTATTGATTTAACAAAACAGCCACAAGAAATTCGAGACACGGCGGCAAAATCAATTATCCAATCCGTGGCTAAAGAAGAAATACCAAACGCTAAAATTGGACATTCGTTTATGCGCTTCTGTAGCGAATATGATCTAAAACGACTTAGTGATAACTTTGCAACAATCACCCCAATGTTTACTGCGCGATATGGTGACAAAAATGCCAATTGAGAGAGAAAATAAATATGTTCTTCATGCTGGTGAAGATTTATTCATTGATTTGATGGAGAAAGTTAAGAATTCAGAAATTGAATTCTCAGTTGGTGATTTCAAACAAGGTTATCTACACAAGGGCTCACGTATCCGAAGCATTGATTGGCGATATATTGGTGGATATAAAGAAGAAAAAGTATCAGGTCATAATATGGCCACAGAACATATTTTCACATATAAACATAAAATTGATGGAAATGTTATTGAGATTGAAACCGACATATCACCAAACGACTTTGATCGACTATGGGATGAAACCAAATACCGACTAACTAAGACGCGGTTTAGTTCAGATACGCCGATTAGTTATCACAATGAACATTGGGAAATTGATTTCTTTCATAATTCAGCCGGTAAAATTTATTTTGTTATGGCTGAATGTGAAATGTATCATGGTAAAGATAAGCCAACAGAGATGCCACAATTTGTTAAGGACAACTTATTACTTGATTGTGCTGACAATACCGTTTTTAGTAGTAAGAAAATCTCAAGTCCAACTTACGCCACTGAACTAATGGAAAATTTATTAAAGGATCGGAACAATGATAAACCCTCGTAGGCTTCGTCGATATCATCATAAGGTTTGGCTCCCAGAAAATATTGGAGATCTCTTGGCAGAATTTATTGAAGCTGCTGGATCGAAGGCCATCGATGATACGTACCATGCCAAAGATGAGAAGACGCTAGATAAAAGGGGTAAGATACCACACCCATCGAGAAGAAACTTATTCGATCCAAAGAATACCCTTATCGAATGTTATGAAATCTTGGATAACCGTGGTATGCGGATGAATAAACTACAAAAGTGTGTAATTCGCGTTACCACGTTAAGTGATAAATATGATTACACATACGTTATTGCTCGAGAGGGGTTTATTGTTACGAATTGGATTAACGATAAAAACGACGATCACCGATTAACCGGAAATAACAATTATTATAAACCAATTCCGAAGGAGAAATTGCGCGGTGACGGCAGCAACCAGGTTTAACGACTTATATCAAAAAGCTAAGAAAAGTCGAAGTAAAGAATTACGCATCAGTATTGATCTGGCTGAGGATCTTTCCACAGAAATAGCTGGTTTTGCTATTGAGATGGTGGCTGTACAGCGTTTGGTTATACAATTGCAAAAAGAATTAATTCAAGCAAAACCAACAAATATTTCTTCCGGGGCTGAAGATATGGATGGTGGTGGGTTCTAAAAGATTGACAATCACCAAACATCTGCTATACTAAGAAATAACAAAAAGGACCGCAGATGAAATTTCTTCTTCTATCAGACATCCATTTAGAGTTTCAGAATATGTCACATAAAAAGGGCGAGGTTCCCGAGTGTGATGTTGTACTGCTGGCCGGAGACATCGGCCCAGGTGGTTCTGGATACCATTGGGCGGAAAGGAACTTTTCTGCGAAAAGGGCCAACTATAGACAGGTTCTGTATGTTGCCGGCAATCATGAATTCTATACGAACAAATATGGTTTGCTTGATCTCAATGACCATTTGTTGGCTAAGACCAGTAATCACGTGTGGTTTCTCCAGAACAGTGTTCGTGAGTTTCCAGATGAAAAGATCGCCGTTCTTGGATGCACGCTCTGGACTGGATTTGATTTGAACGGTAATGAGCCGTTGGATATACTGCGGGCAAGTGATGTTATGAATGATTACAAGTGGTGTTCATATACCCGAGGTGATAAACTTCGTCCAGAACACGTCAAGGATGAAAATACAAAGAGTTATGAATGGTTAAACGAAACCATTGGGTTTTATCAAGAAAATGGGTGGAAGACTGTTGTGATGACTCATCACGCGCCGTCACAACTTAGCTGTTCCCCAGAATTCCGTGGTGGGGCTGATAACGTTTATTACGCTAATCGAGTTGATGCTGATTACAACTTCAATCTCCCCAATGTCTGGGTTCACGGTCACATGCATTCTAGTTCAGATTATATGCTCGGTGATTGTCGAGTATTGACGAATCCAAGAGGATATGCGAAAGCTAACGGGGAAGCACAAAACCCAGATTTCGATATGAATTTTATTTTTGAAGTCTAAAATTTATCTTTTATAAATATTTACATGAAACCATCAGTATTTGTTTTTGATAATTTTTATTTAGAACCGGATGAAGTCCGGCATATCGCTCTCAACGATTTTGAGTGGGAGGATGAAAAAGTGGCTGGGCCTTATGCTGGCCTCAATTCTATCCATCCGTATTGCGAAGAGTTCCATGAAGACTTTATGGGCAATTGTACAAATGCATGGCCGGTAAATCCAACCGTGTTTGGTCATTTTCGAATGAGCCGGAAAGACTCATCATTTAAACAATATATCCATTGCAACCCAGGAGTCTCCTGGATTGGCGTCATCTATCTATCAAAAGGTTATGACGATATTCCCGGGACGGTATTTTGGAGACACAAGCGCACAGGGTTGACTCATGCACCAACCGATCCATACAAATATCACCAATATGGTAATAGCGATGCTTCTTCATCACTAAATTGGTTTAATAATATTGATGGCGTAGATGAATCTCTTTGGATTAAATCAAATGTTATTTCATTCCAATATAACCGTTTAGTATTATTCAGAGGTGATGCTTTCCATAGTCACGGAGATCTTTTCGGATCAAATGATGATGACAGCCGCTTGCTTCAAATTTTTCAATGGAATGCAGTTGACAAAGAATACGAATGGTGGAGCAAACAAACTTCTTAACGTGCGGTAGCAGTTTTGAATGGTGTTTCTGCAAACGCTGCAAATATGTATTGGTCACCATTCGCATTAACAGTTGCAGCATTTCCACGAATTTTGAAACCATTAGATGTAAAATCAATTTTAAACCCTGCGGTGAATGCCTCTACCTGGAAATTATTTGGTTCTAAATAACTATCAATCCCATTGAACGGATGAATTGCATTATCATATAAGGTCCAATCCCCACCAGTGTTAACTCTCTTACTTAGGACATACGCTGGCTTAAATCCACAATGAACGAACGGCCCATCAGCATTTCCATTACCATCATATGATCCGAATTTACTAAATCCGTCAACACTTGTCCATGAATATAAAATATAATCTTCACCTAAACCGTTTGAGTTAGAATCGGCACCGAGAACAATATCAGTACTCGTTGGTAGAGTATTATTCCAAGTATTTGATGTTCCCGCACTACCAAGACTGATAGCCAAATCCAACATTAGATAATCAGTGCTTGTGATACCAGGAAAACCAGTATGCCACACTAACCAGTTTCTTCCAGCAGTTCTAGACTTAACAATCATAAATTCAGGTGCTTTACCAAGAGTATGTGATATTAGTCGGCCTGCTGTTGCATTACCAGTATATGAAAGAATATCAAATCCAGAAGCAGGACTTTCATCCCAATTCCATGAAACATACTTAATGCTAGTCTGGTTTATAGCATTTCCATTCCCAACAGTAAATCCATTTGCGTCGAATGAAACAAGTTCATTTGCTTGAATAGACTCTACGTCCGAGGCATCAGTTATTAATCTCTTGGTAGGTCCTCTCGAAGTATCAAAAATTAGATTGTTACTAGCTAAATTTCTTGGTTTAGCCCAAGTTAAATCTGGAGAGAACCCAAATCCAGTTATTTCCTGGGAAGAACCGTTACCTGTATAAAGAATAGGCTTGAAGAATTCTCCTGAATTGATAACATTTGACTCTGGTAAGGAATCAGTATTCAATCTGGCAAATCCATCTGCAATAGGAAATTTGAATGGTCTCTGTCCAAAATTAGCATTCCATGTGTCAGATCCAGCAGTGGAGCCCGTCGACGGGAACCACACAGTGCCGGCTGGTTCAGTAATTGGTATTATGCCCTGAGAAACACCATTTTTATAAAATTCAATTGTTGAGCCATCTAGATCCAATTCAATACCAATAATATCATCTCGAAAAATCCTAGTACCATATGCAGTACCTACACCACTGATACTTTTCAATGAAACGGATGGTGATGATTCATAGAAATATGATGGGGTAGTAATGATCCTTCCGGCCAACGTTAGATCGGCATCACTATCAACTATACCAAAAACAATACCATTAACAAAGCTAAGTGGGCTACATTCCCAATACCATTTTCCACTACTAACACCAAATGTTCCTCTAGAAGAACTACTAGCAACACCAATTGAAAGATTCAAATTACCATTACTGTATGTTAGTGGCGGATCGACGAGTTCAAGTGTATTCCAAACACAATAATTATTAAATGGTGAATCCTTTGTTACATCTTCTGAGTCTAAATTAGTTGGTGTAAATTCATTTCCAACAACAATTGTATTCAAACCAATGTTGTCTTTATCGTGATAACGCAGATAAAAACCGTTATTTCCGAACGCGGTAATGGCGCCAGGTACAGGGGTTGATGTTAGTAGTTCAAACTCAGCGATTCGAACATTTGAGCCTCCACCGTTTGCTGTAATGTTAAGTCGATAATGTCTAAATGCATTAAGGTTATCAAGTGTAAATACTTTCTTTTCACTGGCGAACCATGTCTGACCCGTTACCGTGTCAAGAATTACTTCTTCTCCGCCGAATACACCAGTATTAGATGCTTCTAGTGTCCATGCACTTGCTACTGAATTCACAGTAAATGCAAATGCCGCAACGGCTGTTACGGAATAAGACGTGATTACCTTTTCATTAGAAACACCAAAATCAAATGATGTAAACATACTTGACCCCAATTTATCAATATGTGTATTGAGATCATCATCAACCACGTTACTTGCGGGCAATGAGTCAGAGTCCGAAGTAACTGTACCAGCAAGACCACCCGCTGTTTCATCGGTTATTGGGCCTGGGTTGGAAATTCGGAATTCGTCTGTACCCCATACTCCAGTTGTTGGATCAATACTACCAAATGATTCTGGTGGAAGACTTTGACCGTCAATAAATGTCGTCTCTGCCATGTAACCATCGAAATGTTCAAGAGTTCCATTTACTGAACCAACGAATATCGTCTCACCATTCTTGTTTATTTTTGATTCAAATCCGTTTGCTGCAATCAAGTTTCTTTGATCGACATCAAACTCAGTAAGTTCAATACCATTAACATATATTCGTATTTTCTCATCAACTATTGGATTGAGACCGTCCCAGCGAACTACGATGTGATACCATGCTGTTGTATCTACAAATATTGCCGATGAGATCATAACAGATCCGCCATTAAAATTAACCTGTATCTTGTCACTTTGTATACTAATCGAATCCTGAGAACTAGTGGATCCTAGAAGAGTCACATTAGTTGGTGTTGTATCTCCAAGTTTGATCCAGGTACTAAACGTCCATTTACTTTCTTCAGTTGGTACTGTTTGTGCTCTAGATAAGGAAGGTAGTGAGGATGGGTTAAACAAAATAGAATTGTTAAGCTTACCAATGTTCTGTTGTGTAATCGCCTTAAAACCAGATGGAACAGCGTGCCTGAAACCAAAAGTTCCTGGATCCATTTCCCATGTCGATTTGGATGCAGTTGTACCACCACCGTTGTTAATCAGAATAACTGGATATAATGTTTTTCCTGATATTCCGGAACTGAATGCTACTCCCTGGGTGATACCATTCTTAAAGAATTCCAAGGTACCGTTATCCATATCAAGAGCAATACCAATGGTGTCTTTATCTCCGTTAGAACTTCCCCATGCATTACCATAAGCAACTGATGCGCCATTACCAAGTTTGTTACCAGTCTCACTATATACGAAAACTTTGCTCAAATCAACTGCCACTAAATCTAGATCAGTATCAAATTCAGCAAAACCAATTGATGCACTTCGTCCGGTTGAACCCACGACAATTCTACTAACTTCATAATACCATTTACCACTATCAACCCCGGTTGTTCCTAGAACACCGTGAGCATTTGCTGGAGCGGGAGTTACTGATGAAACAGTTAACCTTCCTCGCTCAATAATACTGTTAGCTGACTTATTATTTGGATTAAGAGTAACATGGTTAGAAAGTGGGTGATCATACGTTTGATCAGTTGCCGTAAAGTTTTCTATGGTTGAATAATTATTCGTATTAGTGCTAGTATCATTACCGATGCCATTAATATCAAATAATCTAAACGCGGTTATTTCAACTGGATTATCATGGTTTTGATCAGCGATAATTCTCCAAAATCGAGCGGTTGCGATATCTGTAAGAATATGATCTTGTGCTATTTGTACTGGAGTATTAGATTTTGCTACATCAAAGATATTAATATCACCAACGAAATTATCACTTGAGAATTCAACCCTAAACGATACGTCAGCTGCAACGGCAATCTGATGATAACCAATAACATGGACTTCAGTTACAGTTTTAGGACTTCCTAAATTATAGTTTAAAATTACATCATTACTTGCTGGAGTTGATACTGTAATAAATGTTGTCGACGGATCACCGTCCTTTGCATTGTTTGGAGTAGTTGAAGGATTTGTTCCAACATCACCTTCACTTGCGGTAATGTTTGTATCGATTTCATTTTTACGATAATCTAGATTGTAACCATTTGTTCCCACAGCTTCAACGAAATCAATCTTTCTCCATAACCAAGAAGTAAATGCACCAAATGAAGTTGGTAGCAATGCTTCACCATCAACGAAAACATCTTCAGCCATATATCCATCAAAATATTGGATATCCAATCCATCATCAACTAGCTTTCCATAAAAGGTTGGTCTTGCAAGGTTAATCAAAGCTGATTCATTTAGCGTCGGTTGAGTATTTACAGAGAAAACAGTTACAGTAATACCGTTGATGTGCATCTTTACTCGTTCAGAAGCAGTTGGATTTGCGCTGTCATATGAAATAACAATATTATACCATAAAGTTGGATCTGTAAATGACTCATTTGATCGAATTTGCCAAGTAATAGAGTCATCGATTTGGGCTCGGATTTCAATTTGATTACTAGCTGTAAATAAAATATCAACACTATCTTGGGTTACACCAGTTCCTTCTAGTCCGCCGCAAAAAACGGTTTGCGCAGTGCCAGTTATTCCGCGTTTAACCCAACCACTAAATGTCCATTTAATTGGATTTATGGTGTTACCAAATACATGTCCGATTGATTGTTGTTTTGATGCTTCAAATAGCAATGAGCGTGGAGGTTCAGTTGACGGAGGAATTACTGATGGTGAAACAGGTGTAGAACTTCCAGATTCAAAGAATTGTTTCCATACTCCACCTTGCTTAACCCATGCAGTTTTGATATCTACCCATTCACCATTTTCTTTAACGAGAATATTTCCCGCTTCGTTCCATGTACCGTCTTGCTTAATATAAGTCTTAGCAACCATAATTCCGTCCTTCTAATATATGCAACTATTTATGCTCGTCCATCATACCTGATAAAATAAATCTTCATCGTTGCCGTTTACATCGAGTGGTGCGACAGTATCTATATGTCTTTCTCCGTGTGCATTACCTGCCGAATTAGCATCAACATTCTCTTTCAATATAGTATTATTTTCCAATGCATCTTCAGTAATTGCATTGCTTGCAAATTTGGCATTAGTTACTGAATTAAGTGCAAAATGCGTCGCTGGGGTAATATTTAAATCTGCAATTTTAGAAGTTATAACTGAACCATTTTCGATCTTAGCTTCAGTGATTGAAATATCGGTTAATTTATCTGAATCAATAACCAAATAACCAAAATTTGGCGTTCCTACTGATAAATCAGCTATTTTCACAGTTTGAATTTCATTATCGGGAATATTATAATCAACAACAGATTCATCTTCGATATCAATATTAGCAATTGTTGGTTGGCCGATAACCAAACCTGCTCCATCAAATGTCATAAACAGATTTGCGGGACCAACTAATGTAGAAACATTCAATGTTCCTGGAGTAATTTGATCACCAGGAAAATCAAAGATAAATTGACCAACTCCGAAACTATCATAACGGATAATTGTATTTTCGGTTCCGGGCTGTTGAGAAATGGATGTAGCGAAATCAATAATGGTTACCGCACCATTCCCAGTGTTTAAGAGATCAGCACGAGCTACCTCGAATCCACCAAGTTTGATATCATCGTGAAGTCTTATCGTTGTATCAGATGTATTCGTTTGATCTATGACAGCGACAATTTCACCCTCGACGCCCGTAAATTGGTCGTTTTCTGTTCTTATGCCGCGGCGTAATTGGAATACTTTAGCCATTTCTGATCCTTATTTGTTCACGTGATATTTGCACTACTATTTATCAAAGACTGCATACTCGAAGATTGGCTACTGGAAACAAGAAACCATCACCATTAGCACAAATAAACAATCTCATATCTCCTGAGAAATTAGCGTTAAATGTGTGGAACAACGTACCATTTTTCAATAACACAGTTTCACCATTTACTCGTTTAATCTTATATTCATCTGATGATGTATTAACTGGTCCTGTAGAATTTACTCCATCGTCGGTGAATTGGTTACTGACCGATGATGTTGAACCAGATCCAAAGAAATATCCAAACGCTATGTTTCCCGGGGCTGATCCATGGGCCGGGGCTGATCCAAAGAATCCACCACCGAAATTGTTTCCGCCATTGCTTGGTAAGAATTGTGCATCCTTAGCTGCATCATAAACACCAACGAATCCATTTGGTGATGTTGCCGATGTGTTGCCAGAAACATTCCACGTAACTTCAAAGTCACCCTTAATCACACTATCAATTTTTCTTATATTGGCTCTAGAGTTAGTACCAGAATTTTGGGAAACAATGCTATTTTGACCAGTGAAGATATAAAATGATGTTGCTCCATCCCATGTACTAAATCCTGTAGGATTCTGAACAAGTTGATCAATACAATCGCTTATCGGTCCACCAACAGATCCTGGGATTGGTGGAAGTGAGCCATTACCAGCAACCTGCGCCATAGCAATATATATATAATCTAATGAACCATTGATTGATGAATTCGAACTTCTAATTCTAAAACCATCTGCCAAAATATCAATATCAGCGACACTATCTGTCAATTCAATACCATTTGAATTGGTCTTTAGACGGAATGATATTGGATTTATTTCATCTCTCGCAGTATCAATTATAATCCAATCAGTTGTACTTGTACTCTTAATTAAAATCCATCTTGGCTTAAATCCTGTATGGATAAATGGTGACTTAATTGCATTAGCATTTCCTTTATATGTTCCAACTTTACAAATACCTGGAACATTTCTGAATGAATATGAAACATACTGTTCTCCAATAACATTAGTAGCACTATCAAAACTACTAATGGTTGTTGATGTACTCGTTGGTGGTGTATTAGCATGAACATT